GACTATGGCCTAATCGAACGCTAAAACTTCAATGAGTATGTATAAGACAGATTGGATAGAAGAAGATCGTCAGAGGGTATTGAACATGGAACGCTGGTACATTCTTGATGGCAGACATAGATATGATCATCCTCAACATGGAATTTATACTGGATTAGCAGCAAAAGGAGCAGATCTTGATAGCTTTGATGGAATTGTGTAATTGCCCTCATTGCAAAGAACTAAGAGAGCAACAAGCTAGGCATGGAAATTGGCAGAAAAGATTGCTAGAACTAAAAGAAAAGCATGTCTCAAATCCCTCCAGAATTTTCCATGTTGATGGAATTAGTTGAAAACATGACTCCAACGCTAGAAGAAGAATTGAGCATGGAAAAAGAGATAAGACAGATTCAATCGTCAGACGATATAGAACGCATTAAACGCTACACAGAAGCTCTTACAAGACAGAACCATGAGCAATCTCGATTCATTGCTGGCTGTTTACAAGAGATTCATGTTCTAAAGGCAAAACTGGCCTGTGCTACACCCGTAAAAAAAAACTTGATTAGCAAAATAATTGGGCTATAATTTCATTACAACTAAGTCTGTCCCTTGTTTAGTTGGCAAGGCTCCACTGAACTCAAGCTTTAAGGGTTTGGGAGTTGAAAACTTTAAAGCCTCTAGTTTGCTTACTGCTAGGGGTTTTTTAGTTTGTACTCGCTACCATAAAAAAAGACCCACCGTAGGGTCTGCATTGGAAAGAAAAGACCCCTCGTTTGAGGGGCTTTTTTATGTCTAAACTCTAGGAGAAATGGTTCCTCGGCCATCTTCCCATTCTTCTTCAGAATCAGAGTTGACTGACCATTGAGAACCCCACATTGCAAACCCTGGAACTTCTTCATAATCAGTTTTAGAGCTGTATTTACGAATTGTTGAACCACCAGGCATTTCGGCGGTGTCAGCTTGATCGGTTAACCACTTTGCTGCCTTACGGGCTTCTTCTGGTGTCCAATCAACAATCAAATAACGATCACAATCTTTACCTGATTTCTTTTTCTTGTTTGTGAAAAATTTGAATTTTGCTGTAAAAGCTGAGTCCATGATTAATTACGGGGTTGGATGTTGTTTTTGGCTTCCCACTCAATGACATCAGTTAACTTGTATCTGATGCGTGGGGCGTATGGGTTCAACGGTGTTAAACCGATGTCCTCAAACGGAGGCCCAGTGGCCTCGCCTTTCCTTGTCTTGTTTCGCCATAAAGTCACCGTTCTCACAGTAATGGAATATCTTTTTGCGAGGTCTTTTGGCGTTAAATATTCAATCATTTATCCTCTGCCTCTAAAATCGCCTGAAGCACTTCATCTCGTTGCGTTTCACTAATTGATCCGTCTTGAAAACGATCACTTAAATTTGTCTTTAATCCTGCAATTTGTTTTTTATCTTTTGTCTTTTTAACAAACGCAATAAATTGTCTTGTTAATGCCTCGCCTTCTCCTTTTGCTTTTGGTGGTTCAGTTTTAACAGCAGGTTTCTTTTTTGCTTGTTCCTTCTTCAACTCTTTTGGATCTTCTGTATTTGTATCCATATCAGGCTCAAGACCTAATAACATTTTGATTGCATACCTGCGGCCATAAGTAAGACTTCCACCCCATGTAAACATTGGTTTGTTTCCCATGTTTTCAGGTAAATAAATAGGAAGCTCGCTTTCTAATATTTGGCCTGATTCAATATGAACTAAACGGGTAACAATCATTGTTTGACCGTGATGCCCCACACTTGGCGGTTGAAGTAACATCAATCCATTTTTATGCAAAACAGGTTGGATTACTGAAATCATTTCTTCCAGTGGTGTGTAGTCGTAATTAAAACCTTCTTTGCTTCTAGTTAAAGAAGGGACTTGCTGCTGGAATGTTTGTAGAGCTTGATAAAGTTCTTTCATTTAATTAGGGGTTGATGGAAATGCCCACCGTGGAAGGGTAAGGCTTTGGACTCCAGATTCACTATGGCTTGGCCAGTGATCTGAAATCTGACATTCTAAAATCTGATCTAACGCTCGCCGCCTTTGTCTATATCCAAGATCAATACTTTGTTCATCTAATTCATATAAACCAACGTCAAACGGCCATTCAGACTGCACGACTAGAAAAATAAATCTTTTTGCTCCTGTAACTTCTAAATAATGAGCAGCTTGAAGATGGTATCCAAAATTAGCAACAGCTTTTGCAAATTCTTTTGGAGCTGCACCAGAGCGACTTGTCTTTAGGTCAACAATTGTATTCCCAGTAAACCAATCACTTCTAGCTTTTACGTCAAGGCTTGTTGATTCATCAACGCTCCACCATGATTTTTCTGCTACTCCTTTTGCTAATAAATCCGTTGCTTCTTTTTCTCTATAGACAGACTCACGCATTGCCATTGCTAACTCCCATTGGTCGTTAGTAACAGCCGTAATACCTTTCTTCTCGGCTTCTGCTGCTTCCTCCTTACCCTTCTTTGTTGTACGGCTAGAAACTATCGTAAATTGATTTTCTAAGTCGTCAGGTTCAAGAATTGCCGCATGAGTCAAGCTTCCAAGAATTAATGCTGGAGTTGATTTCTTTTCAGGACGGTCAGGATTTAAAAAGCTATTCCAATAAGCTCTTGGGCCATGTTTATCCATGACTTTGAGCATTGATGCTGATACTGCAAAATGCTTGTGATATTCAGCATTTGAAATCTGTACGCTGCCTTGTGTCATGCTGCCTCCTTATAAAGACTTGTGCCTGGCCCGTAGTTCTGTACAAACTTTGGCCAAGTTCGCATAATTAAAGCCTTATCGTCAGGCGTTGCAACTAAAGCTGCTTTTGATATGTGAACTAAAAACGGGCTAGCGTCAGCACTTTCAATAACAGAATTAAAGGTGTTGAAAACTTCTTGTGAGGTCATCGCAAAAATAGATACATTAGGTTTGGACGTTGGGCGGCTGTCAGGGGTTGGTGGTCGCCTGACTCCTTAATTGCTCACACGCCGCTTGGATGCCAGCGTTGCAATCTGCTTGAGTCATCTTTGTTAATGCTCCACTGGTTGCGTTGAAATAAACGAGGCTGGCAATAATACCAAAAGTAAAAAGTTTCATAGGGCTGATTGCTTACAATTTAATTATAGAACCTCTAAGAAGCTCTGGCAACCCCCTGTGAATCTCTATAAAAAAGAGGAGGTTTAATCCTCCTCATAATCCTCAAGAAAATCAGTCAAGTTCTCGGTGAGGTTATAAATTTTGATCTCTTCAAGATCTCCGTTGTCGATGATTGCTTTAGCCAATGCCTTAGCGGCGGCGATAGTTGATTCGTGCATGAAAAGAAATGCGTGAACTTGCTTACTATAGCCCCTCTAGGAACCTCTGTGAACCT